GGTACAGACCCGCATCATCCTGCGCTACGGCTCAGAGATTGCCGCTATTGATAATACGTGGCGCGTCAAGTGGGCGGGCGTTTCCCCAACTGTGTACTACAACATTGAAGCGGTCACGAACAAGGACGAGCGCAACGAAATGATTGTGCTGGCCTGCACCGAAGGCCCGAAGGACGATGACTAGGCCGCCCAATGTAACCATGAGGGTTACGGGGCTGAATGAACTTGACCGCGCACTGAAAGACCTTGTGCCACAGATACGCGGCAAGAAAGGCTTTGCTCAAAACCCGCTCAGAACCGCGACCAGAAAAGGCGCGGATGTAATCGTTGAGGCGGCAAAGCGCAAGGCGCAGCTATTTGACGATCCTGACACGCCGCTGAAGGTGTACCAGAACATCGGGCGCAAACCCATTTCAACCAAAGAGCGCGATGCAGTCACCGTTCGCGGCGACTCGTTGGAAGGGTATGACATCGGCGTTACCAAACCAGCATGGCATGCAATCTTTCAGGAACTTGGCACGGACAAACAGGCGGCAAGGCCATTCCTGCGCCCCGCATTGGAGGAAAAGCGCGATGCAGCCATTAATGCGCTTACATCCAGTCTGCGTAAATCACTGAATGCCATTGTCAAGAAGCTGGCGCGAAGGGCAAAGATTAGACCATGACGATTGAATCCACGTTGTATTCAACGCTGAGCGCAGACGCAACCGTGCAAGGGCTTGTCTCTGACCTGACCGTCAGCCCAAACGTGCATCGCATATTTACCGGATTCGTGCCTGACAATGCCGCGCTGCCGTATGTTGCCTACCAGGTTATTACGCACACAGCCTTTAACAAGCTATCGGGCGCACCCGACACGCAGCGCAAGGTTGCACAGATCAATTGCATATCAAACGACTACGACGAAGCCAAATCACTGGCTGAAGCATGTCGCGCCGCACTGGATGAAATCGGATACCAGTCAGGCGGCAGCGATGACTACTTTCCCGCCACACAGAATTATCGAACTACGATTGATTTCGCCTTCATAGCGTAATCAGTCTCCCGAATGACCGCCTCTGGCGGTCTGGTCTTGCCCGCCTCAACAGCGGGCTTTTTTATTTTCAACGGAGAAACTTCTATGAGTATCACAACGCAGGGCTGTCAAGTCCGCATCGGTGACGGAAGCTCGCCCCAAGTCTTCGAGAGCATTGGCGGGCTTGTGTCCTTTACCGGCCCCACGGGTCAGCGCCAGGTTATTGATGTAACCACGCTTGCCAGTACCGCCCGCGAGAAGCAGGTCGGTATCCCAGACATGGGTCAGGTGACGATGGAATTGATCTATGACGGAGACTCTGGGACGGATGTATCCAGCCCGCAGGTTCTCAGTCACACGCTGTTGTTTGATCGTTTTCAGGATGGCGCATCTTCTGCCTTCCAGATTTCGCTTGACGACTCCCCCGAAGAGCTTTTTGACTTCAACGCATTTGTGCTGGCTTACCAGTTCTCAACGTCCATTGATGACGTTGTGCGGGTCAGCGTAACGCTTGAAATCGACGGCGCAATTACAGACAACAACTGAGGTATATAAAAATGTTGCTGAGTAAAGACCAGATACTTGAAGCGGATGACCGGGAATTTAAGGTCGTTCATGTGGATCAGTGGGATGGCGATGTCAAGCTGTCCACCATGCGCGCCTGTGATCGTGATGCTTTTGAAGCAACCATGATCCCGGAAAAAGGCAAGGACAGGGCCAAGCAATTGGCTAACTTCCGCGCCCGATTCGTAGCGCGCTGCGTGGTGGATGACGAGGGCAATACCATATTCGATTCCAAAGACATGGTGCAGCTTGGGCGCAAGTCTGCATCTGTCCTTTCCTTCCTGTTTGACGAGTGCCGCGATTTGAACGGCATGACCGAGCAGGATGTGGAGGAACTGGGAAAAGAATAGAGGAAAGACCCAGCCTGCGCTTCATGCTTTTGCTGAGCGTAACGTTGGGTATTCCTTTCCACGAAATCCGCGAGTGGTCAAGTGCTGAGTTATCCCTGTACATGGCCTATTACAAGTTAGACCCGTGGGGCGAACACCGTGCCGATCTCAGGAACGCTTTGAGCATCAAGCACAACCTGGAGGCGCAGGGCGTTAAGCCGAAGGGCGGCGGCAAGTTCAAGTTAGAAAACTTTATGCTGTTCTTGTGTAAGGCCAAGCCCGACACAGCAAAGGTACGCAGTTCTGTGCGCGGGTTTTTTGCCAGTCTGAAAAAGTGAGTTTCTCTGATGCCCCGCTTCGGCGGGGCTTTCTTTTGTGAGGTTTGAATGGCTGTATTAAGTCAAGTTGTCGTTCGGTTTGCCGCCGATATTGCAAACTTCACAACAGACATGAACCGCGCTGGCAGGCTGTCGCAGAAAAACGCCAAAGCTATGGGCAGGGCGTTCAAGGCTGCGGGGTTGGTGGTCGGTACTGCGCTCACTGCTTCTGCGCGTGAGGCGATAAAGTTTCAGAGCGCGATGGCAGAGGTATCCACCCTTGTTGGTGATACAACCAACATGGATGCGCTGGCTGATTCTGTGCGTGATATGTCCAGGGAGTTTGGTATTGCGCCGGTTGAAGAGGCCAAAGCGTTATACCAGATAATCTCTGCCGGTGCGTCTGATGCCGCATCGCAGATGGAACTGCTTACCGCTGCAAACAAGCTGTCTATCGGTGGCATTACGGAAGTTGAAACCGCCGCCAATGCGCTGACCTCAACGCTTAACGCTTACTCGCTGGATGCGAGTGAGGCGGGGCGCATATCAGACATCATGTTTGCCACCATGAAGGGTGGTAAAACGACCATCAGCGAGATCAGTGCAACGCTGGGCAATGTGGTCACGATTGCTGCCCAGACAGGCGTATCGTTCGCGGAGTTAGGTGCGTCTGTAGCCACTGTTACAAAGGCGGGTGTAAACACTTCGCAGGCAATGGATGGCTTGCGGGGCGTTCTGTCTGCGGTTCTCAAGCAATCGCCGCAAGCGGTACAGGCGGCAGAAAAGCTTGGCATCAACTTTAACAAGGCCGCGATTGAGTCAATGGGCTTTGCAAACTGGCTTGAGGATGTGCGCGTTAAGACGCTGGGCAATGCCGAGGCGCAGGCCAAGTTATTCGGCAGGGTTGAAGCCTTAACTCAGGTCATGTCATTGGGCGCGAACGGCGGTAAAGAGTTTGCATCGCAGTTGGAATCCATGAAGACATCGGCAGGCGCGACTGACGAAGCCGTTGCCAAGATGATGGAGACAACCGAATTCCAGTTGAACCGGCTGAAGGTCAGCGTTCAATTGATGGCTGAATCGCTGGGCAGTGAGTTGCTGCCGGTAGTCAGCCAGTCAGCGGCGGCATTAACAGACACGGGTGACGGTGCGAACTTTGCTGCGAAGGCGGGCAGGTTCTTTGCCAACATCCTGAGGGTGCTTATTGCTGCGGGCATCATTCTCAAAAATACGTTTGAAGCGGTCAGCCATGTAATCGTTGCCTTTGGCGTTACCGTTATCAACACGTTCAAAGCACTTGTTTCTCCGGTCAACCGATTCGTTCAGGGCATTGCCACTGCATTTCATGAATTGTCGCAGGGTAATTTCAGGAACGCGGCTGATGCCATGTCCACCATTGCGGGCCGGGTCAAGGCTGATTTTGTTCGCGCTGGCAACGAAATATCCAGTGTCATTGGCGACCAGATGGTTGAGGCTTTCGGTGACCTGACGGAAGGCGTCGATAACGCCAATAACGCCATATTGGGTATAACGCCAATAGTCACAGACCTTGCGCCTGAGCTGGAAAAGACCGCGCTGGATGCTGCCAGTCTGGGCGCAACGATGGACGATACCGCTGAATCAGTGGGCAGCGTTGCAGATGCATTGCCGCTGGTGGCTGAAGAGGTTGCAGTAACAGGCAACGAACTTGCGGGCATGGCGGCAATTATCGAAAACACATGGAAGCGGCTTGACGATACATTTGCCGATTTCTGGTCTAACCTGCTGCGTGGCGGGGGCGATGCGCTGGAATCACTCAAGAACCTGGTGCTGGATACGCTTGCGCAGATCATCCACCAACTGACCACCAAAAAGATCGTCATGTCCATCGGCGCATCGTTTGGTGCGGGTAACGCGATGGCTGACGGTGGCAGCGTGTTGGATCAGATTGGACAGACGGGCGGGCTGGAAAGCCTATTCGCAAATGCTGATCTTGGCGGTGCAGCGTTTGGCGCAGCGTTGGGCGTTGGGTTTTCAGAGGCATTTTTCGACGGCGGCAGCGCATCGAAAACACTGGGCGCAATCGGCGGTGCGGTTGCGGGCGCAATTGGCGGGCCGCTTGCTGGCGCGATGGGCGCGGCATGGTGGTCGTTTGTTGGCAGCTTCTTTGACCGCGAGGCGAGACTGTCGCTTTCAGGCGGGCAGACGTTCGGCAGCAATGGCGGGCAGTCGGTACAGACGGCGTTCGGCACGTTGCGCGGCAGCAATGGTGCTGGCGGTGTCGGCATGTTCCTTGACGATAACTCTGTAGCGGGCAAGATCAGGCAGGGTATTGTCGAGTTTGACGCAGCACTTGCATCATTCATGAATAGCGACCAGATCGGCAAGATTACCGAAACGCTTGCTGAATGGGATATCACGCTGAAGGGCTCAGTCGTCACGATGGAGAACATCTTAGGGTCAAGATTCACCGCAATCCTGTCCACGTTCTCAGCCAATACTCAGGCTTATGTGAGATCATTTACAGGGCTTGAGGATCAGACCGCAGCGTTAGGGCGGTATGTCTCTGCATTGAATCTTGTTACCGCTGCACTTGCCGAATTCATCGCATCTGAGCCGGGGCGCAAGATACAGGAAGATTTAGGTTCGTCGACTGAGCAACTGCACCGGCAGGCTATCGCATTGTCTGATGCGTTCGCCAATTTCGATAACACGCCCGAAGCGTTAAACGCCATATCTCAGATGGTGGCGCAGCGGTACGCATCTGAAATCGAATTCCTCAACGCTATCGACTCGCTGGTACAGGGCATTGCGCAGAGCATTGAAGAGCAGCAGAACAGGCTAAGGTCTGCTGCCGGTCTTGCTGGACAGGCAACGGGAACACCCCTTGCCGACGCCATCAAGCTATTCAGGCAACTTGACGATGCGGGATCACCTGAACAAATAGCGTCGATGGTGGCGCAGATTCAGGGTTTGGTTGATACGTTCTTTGGCGGCTTGAGCGCAGAGGATCAGGCGCGACAGGCACAAGGCCTGATTGATTTTCTTGACAAGGTACAGGCGGGCGCTACTGAACAGTTAGGGGTGTTGGCTGACAATGCCATCCTTGAGGGTCAGTTGCTCAGGGAACAGGCGGCAGAGTTTGCCGAGGCGCAGGGCATCCAGTTAGATGCTATTAACGCATCCACCGAAAACGTGACCGCAGCGGTTGACCGCCAGACGGATGTCATCGAGGATGGCAACACAGGCACACACGACAGGCTTGGGCGCGTCGAGGGCTTGCTTGAGGAAATTCTAGCCACTGACCGGCGACGATTGGACGCTGAACTGGTACGCGGATGATCGCCGTTGAGATCGGCTACAAGGACGCTACCGTATCGCCCAATGTCACCGGCACACTGTACGCTGCTGATGAAGCGTTTGTCACGCTGGATTCCGACACGCTGGCAAACACCTATTTTGCGGGCAGGCTGGATGGCGATGTCAACTACAAGGCGCAGTTATCCACGCAGTTCTGGGGCGGCAAATCTTCGGTAGGTATTGGGTCGCTGACACTGCGCAACGATGACGGCGGCATTGATGCTTGGCTGGATTATGATTTCCGCGATCAGGCTGTGGTCATCAAGCAATATACCGGAGGGTCTTACAACGCAGCCACCACGTTACTGAACGCGGTTATTGAGCGGTTTGAAACAGATGGTGAGAAGGCTTTAAGACTGGTTATCCGCGACCCTGCCGCTGAGTTATACAAGCCCCTGACCACGGCGGTATTCGCCAGCGAATCACCCGAAGTCACGCCGGATGCCATTGGCACACTGAAGCCTATC